CTGCACCACCACCTGTGCTTTGTATGGTATCTGCTTTTAACGTACTCATAGCGTCACCAATGTCCCGCCAGATTCGACTGTAAGTGTAACACCAGAAGCCACAGTAAACGGACCAGTTACGTTGGCGTTCTCTGTGGCTAGGATAGTGGTGTCTACAGTCAGGCTTTGATTGTTCGTGCGGAAGATACCGCCAGACTTGAAGTTGCCTCTGTTTTCTGCAGCGGGTGAAATAGACCCAGCAGACGTACCCATGTACATGACAAAGATATTGTTACCTGAGTTGCTTGATGGTGCTTCATCAAATGTAAGTGCAGTTCCATTAGGTACAGTATATGAACCATCTGGCTCTTGCACCACACCATCTACTGAAACAATAATATCTTCGGCACGAGCCGTTTGATTTAGAGTAAAGACAGTTGTTGAACCATCTCCGCTAAACTCTTGGCGCGTTGGCCTAGATTGAAAGCTGGCGTTAGGTAGGTTGCCTAAAAAGGGCATTAGGTTATCTCCATAATACTCAAGGCTGTGTCGGCACTATTAGCGGTATCAGAAACTACGCTAATTGTATGCGTTGTCTCCATAACTATTTTGTTACCTGACATGTATTCAAATGCGCCACCTGCAGGTATTGGTATATTTTTAGCCAAGAACACAGTAGATGCTGCACTTAGCTTTATATCTACTGTGATTTGGCTTGACGTAGTATTAGCAATGGTCAGGCCAATAACCACAGTCGTTGTAGACGCAGGAACGGTATAGATGTTCATCGCTGCATTAGCCGCAGTGCTAGACCCATCAAACGTCTTTACTTTGAAGGTATTAGCCATGACCTACTCCTTACGCTACATCATCTAGCAATGCTGCTACTACACAAGTTACTGTGCTTGCAGAAGATATTGCATGGATGTCTGCAACAGTTGTGTTAGGAAGATTTGCATACCAAGAATGCCCAGCAGCAATTTTAATTGCGTCTGTTGCACTTGTTGATGCAGTTCCAGCATCTAGCACAATGTACACATCGTTGCTTGAATCTGTGTTTTTGATAAACAAGAAGTTGACTTTATCACCAGTTGCGATAGCTGTAGGTGCTGTATCATCATCTACTGCTGTGTAGTCAATAAAATTACCAGCCATCAAATCTGTGCTAGAGTTAGACACACTTGTTAGCTTGTAATACCATTTATCGTTTGCATCTGCAGGTGTGATTGTCATGCTGCCAGAGATAGTCTTGGCAATCTCATCAGGCAATACCGTTGCCTGTACGGTTACTGAGGCATCGTCTGCCATGATATACTCCTATTGTTATATCTAATATACTATAATTATACCACAACTATAGTATTTTGTCAAGCACTTTTTATCCAAGTGCTATAGCTAATGCAGTCGCACCAGCGTCTGCGTCTGCTTGCGTAATTCCTGACGATGGTAAATTTGTTAGTTGAGAACCATCTACAGCAGGTAGTCGTGCAGAACCATCAAGCACTACAACATTACTAGCTGATGTGCCTGTATCTGCAACTGCTGCTGTGCCTAATCCAAGTGTAGTTCTTTGTGCAGAAGCATCAGCATCATCAAGGAGTGCTTTACCTGCTGCTGTCAGGTCGTACACTGCTGCAGTGCCAGAACCTGTAAACTGAATACCTTTATCTGCTGCAGATGTTAAACCAGCAAGGGCTTGTAGTTCTGCATCCAATCTAGCATTAGCTACGGTTCCTGTAAGCTGTGATGCATCAATGCTTTTATTAGTAAGCGTATCTGTGGTAGCTCTACCTACAAGAGTGTCAGCAGAAGCAGGTAGTACAACAGTTACGTTACCTGAATATGCGCTATGCGGTGCAGCTTGTACTTGGGTATAGTGAGCGTTACTAGATTCACAGTAAAATCTTATATAAGACTCTGCACCAGAGTTTTTAATGGATATGGCACCCGACTCCATGTCAATACCGTTAGTGCCATCTACTCTTACAACCCCACTTCCGTCAGGAGTTAGGGCAATATTACCCCCAGATACAGACACGATGGCATTGCCATTTACATCTAAGTCACCGCCAAGCTGTGGAGAAGTGTCCGATACAACGTCTGTCAAACCACCTGATGCACTAACAAGATTACCAACAGTCATCTTACGCAATGCTGATGCTGAGTTATCATACAACAAAACTAAATCGTTTGTGGTATCTACAGATGTTTCTGCAGTTTGACCTGTAATGACATTAGCATTAACCATCGCTGTTTCAACGGCATCGTTAGCAATAGTCACTGCACCTGTACTTGCTATAGTTACATCACCAGAAACAGCCACAGGATTAAAGTTCGTACCATCAGCCACCATAATGTGACCAGAGGTATTTGTACCCATAGTGATGTCATCACCACTAACAGTCAAGTCTCCTGTAACAGTTAGGTTATTACCTATGGTTACATTATTAGGAAGACCAATAGTAAGTGTTTGACCAGAAGCAGATGTCTCAATTTCGTTACTTGTACCAGCAATAGTTAAAGACTGTGAGTCTAGGTCAATAGCACCTGTACCGCTGTCGCCTGCAATGTCTAAGTCCTCTGCAGTAATCTGTGTGTCTACGTAGTCCTTAACAGCAGCAGATGTTGGTATCGTTGTGTCATTGTCGTTTGAACCAATGCCTTCAGATTCTAAAACAATCGCTGATGCTTTAAAATTATCCACCTCAATGTTTGAGACAGTATTACTATCTACATCAATTGTTTTGTTAGTAAGTGCTTGTGTTCCTGTCAGCGTAGCAACAGTGCTATCGATAGCAAATGTAACAGTGTTACTAGAACCGCTAGTATCAATACCTGTGCCACCAGTAAAAGTAAGTGTTTCGCTATCTAGGTCTATACTTAATGCACCACCTGTATCTGCCTGAAAGTCTAAGTCCTCTGCCGTTAGCTGTGTATCTACATAGGCTTTAATAGATTGCTGTGTAGCAAGAGCCGTAGCACTATTAGAAGCCATGTCATCTTCATCAAGAATTGTTCCTATAGAAGAGCCGCCACCAACAGCTACGCCAGCAACAGTCAAAGTACCAGCAAAATGACCGTCTTTAAACTTCTTAGAAGTTGAACCTAAGTCTATATCGTTATTTGTAGTCGGTTCAATAACACCATCTTTAACAACAAACTGTTCTGTGGATGTACCAGATACATCAATATTAAATTCTACTTGATTATTGCTGTCATCTACGACAACTTTGTTTTTAGGCGTGGCAACACCGGGGTCTCCAATCAAACCAATGACTGGCCCTTCTGCTGCTGTACCATCATGTTTATGTCCAGATGTATTTACAAACGCAGCTAGTATTTGGTTAAATTCATCATTACTGTCTGACGCACTAATAATATCGCCATCAGCAAATGTGGATTGTCTGGTATAACCTGCCATATATTATCTCCTCGCATCAGCTTGGAACTCTAGCTGAAATCCTTTTAGTGAATATGGTGCTGACGTTCCTCTGTCATTCACACGCAATGCTATTGCAAATCCAGAACCTTCGATTGGTTGTCTAATCAATGGGTTTGACTGTCCACCGTATGTTGCAGTGCCGTAAACTGAAGAACCATATATAGCAACAACAGTTGCGGAGTCAAATGGGTAAGCTGCTGGTCTAGCTACAGTTGGAGCTTCATAGTCATATCTTACAAACAAGTCTGCGTTCACAGCAGCTTCCGGTGCATAGTTAATAATAACACGCTGAAATGATTTTCGTAGACCTGCATCTCCCATAGTCAAATCAGGTGAACGATACTTTCCTGTTACATTATTACCGTCAAAGTCATTGCCTTGTTCTTGACGATACACGTAACCATCAAAGTCTCCGTGTAAAACTATACTTTCTCCTGAAGTAACCACACTATCTGTAGCGTTTGCCCTAATACCTTTTAGGTCAGCAAACTCGTATCCATCACCTCTTCGCACACACATTATACCTGTAGTGGTAGACCGGGGTGTAGCTGAGTTAGAAAAGAATAGTCTATACTGAGTTTTATCTGGTATGATTACACTTTCAAATTCATCCACATCAGATAAACCATTAAAGCGTTCCTGCACAGCACGACTTATTGTACCAAGTTCTACGTCACCAATCTTTTCTGTACCAGCAACTGTACGTAATCCGTCTGGTCCCAAGAATACTAAGTCACCTGCAAATTCTTGAACTGTAAATCCATTAAGACAACCTATCTCTCTAGTTACAGGTTGTAAGACAAAATCAGCCAGTGAGTTGCCTACTAATTTAAATATTCTCTCTTCGCAAAAAATATAAAGTGCATCACGAAAAGGAAACAAAGCAGTTACGGGACTGTCTACATTTAAAGTTCCTGCCCCATTTGCTACAGAAAAATCATCATCTGTGTAGGGTGCAGTAAAAACTATTTCTTCTGGGCTACTAGACATGCCAGCAAAAAATAAAGTATTTTTAAATCCTGTTACAAACTTAGGGTCTGCTGGTGCGCCTGTTGCATTTAAGTCAGTTACGGTAGTGTCATCATATTTAGATGCGTGGTTGGCTCCATCAGCCCATACTATAAAATCTGTACCGCCTAAATTATATCTAAAAAATGTATATCTTTCTGCGCCACTACGACCAGTATCTATTTGTGTCCAGCTACCAGTAGTTCCTGCCTTATGAACTTTACCACCCCGTGCTGCTATCACTTTACCTTTAAAGTGCGCACACATAAGAACAGGCTCTGAATCACTAGCATCTGCTGGAACAATGTTTGAGTTCCATTTAGCATAGCCTGATATACGTCTATAGCCACCTTGTAAGTCAGGCTCAAAATTTTCTAACTCAAGAGCCATTCCCGGCTGCATGACAAAGGTAGATTGGTCTAATACTAAACCACCTTGACAGGCAAACACAAATGGATTAAGGCCGGATTCATCTGCCATTTAAAACCCCTAAAATCCAGCTACGTTAATGCCATACCTTTGTGAGTGTGGTAAATAGGTTGACCTCACATAGTCTGTCCTGTTCAAAAGAATAGATTGCATGTGCTTTATGCCCTCTTCAAACCTAGTAAAGTTTAAACCATACTGTTGTGCTTCACCTCTGTACTGATAGGCGTACGCGGTTGCACCATCTACTATAACCTGACGAAACTGTTCAGGAACAGCAGGAACATCTGTAGATGCGGAAAGAAGCGTAGGGCGTGAATAATATTCATATTTTAATTCATACGCTTTATCAGGGTAAGGGTATAAGCCGTAGTTATTGTCTGGTGTTCTAAAAACATAAAGAGGAACACCACCTACACCTGTTGTTGTTTCTTGTTCAACAAATCTATCTATGTATTCTTTATAATCAATAACTCGCAGCGTAGTCCCTGCTACACCTAAAGTATTATCTTTGCTTATACGAAATGTCTCATAGTCTACGTGTTGTGTCCCTGTAGGAATAGTATAACGAGTCTGGCTTGCAACTAATGTTTCTGTTTGTGTAGCATGACTAAAAGGCCAGCCATACTCTCTTTGATTAATATAATTGATGGCATCGTTTACTGCATTTTGACATTGTATCTGAAAGCCTCTAGCAGATGTAAAGTTAGCAGTAGTAAGTGCTACCTCGTTCATACGAGCTATGACTTCATTTGTCAAACCTAAAAAATCGTATGCCATATTAAATCCTTAAATGAAAGTGAGGGGGCAAGTTGCCCTGCCCCGTCACGTTATGTTATGCGAGTGTGTCGCGGTCTACCTCATCGGCGGTCAATGAACCGGGGTCATCAACATCCATGCAGACAGCAAACATGCGGATTTTACCGCCTGTTGTAGTACCTGTCATTGCTTGAATTTCAACGTCAATGGTATCTGAAGTGCCGCCAATAAGAACAGGAGTCTGTCCTGCCTTAAATGCGTAGTCACCTACAGATGCACCATCAAAGTCAAATCCGTCAACAAAGTTGTCCAAGTCACCACCAGTAATACCGAAGTCAAAATCTGTGTCGGTAGAAGTACCAGCGTGAGCCGCAGTTACCTCAAAACCAGCACACATGATGAGTGTATTAGCTGGGATAGTCAGACCCGGAATCACATCGTTAGCAGCAAGGGCAGTACCCTTATCTGTAACAGCTTGTGCAAAATCCAACTCTGCTGAAAGCAGGTAAGGTTTACGACCACGTGCGTCATTTCCACGTGCTACAGAAGTAGTATTATCACCTAAAGCCATAATTCAGTCTCCCTTACGCCAAGCAATAAGCCGCAGTTGCGATTGCTTCAGGACGAAGAATCTTGCGGCCATACAGATGCATACCACGGACGATATCAGCAAAGCTGTCCGGGTCGCGATAAGTCTCAGTCTTGTTAATCTGCTCTGCAGTTGCAACAGCAGAAGAATGACCAGCTACGATAATACCCATGTTTGAAGCATTAACACCGCCTGTAGTTGCAGGGCCAGTACCCAGCGAAGGCAAGTTGTTAGATGAATAAACTTGGAAACCGTGAAGGTTGTTTATTACAAGACCATTCTGAAGACCAGAGCCACCAAAGTCGGAGTTCAGAAGACGTGAATCTTCATCTTTCAACACCTCAATGAAAACTGGGTCAAGAACGAGCCAGCGTCCTTGGGTATCAACATTTTGTTGGTCCATCAGACGTGACATACGTGCAATGATTTGCAGCGGGAATGCGTTACCAGCAGTG